GAATAAACAAAATACCTGACGCTGTTACGGCAATAGCTTCTGCCGCCGCAGATTATGATACAGCACTTCAATATTTAGTTGAAGAATCAAATGATATTCAAAAAGCATTTGGAACCTCAAGAGAAAGATTAGACGAATTTAAAGTGTTATTAGCAGACACTGCACCGGATTTATTACAAATGGGTATTGGTGCCGATAAAGCAACTGAAACAATTAAAGCACTTGGGGCTGAATTTGGTACAACAGGAATGTTTGGTAAAGAAGCTTTGACAGAGTTAGCTGCAACATCAAAGGTTACAGGTATCGAAGTTAGTAATTTGGCGGAAAATTTTAGAAATGTCGGAGTTTCGATGTACGACGTTGGTGATGCGATGTTAGAAGTCGCAAATTATGCTAAAAGTGTTGGGGTGTCCGTACAAGCGGTATCCAAAGGAGTTGTAGATAATCTTGGTAAAATGAACTTGTACAATTTTGAAAATGGTACAAAAGGTTTAACTAAAATGGCCGCTCAAGCGGCTAGATTGGGATTTGACATGTCACAAACTTTTGCGGTCGCGGACAAAGTCTTTAACCCTGAAGGTGCGATTGATTTAGCGGCAGGCTTACAACGACTAGGAGTTGCATCGAGTGCTCTTTTAGATCCATTAAGGGCAATGGATTTAGCACAAAACGATCCAGAACAATTACAAAATGAAATAGTTGATCTGACAAAAACTTTTACTAAGTTCAACCAAGAGACAGGTAAATTTGAAATTCTACCTGGTGAAAAAAGAAGGATAAGAGAAATAGCTACTGAAATGGGTATATTACCTGAGAAATTAGCAGAAATGTCAATTAAGGCTTCTGAGTTTGATAGAAAAATGAAATCAATTGAATTCCCAACGGCAAATAAAGAAGAAAAAGAATTAATCGCTAGTTTATCTACTTTAAGTGGTGGAACTGCTGTAATTAGTGTAAAAGATGAGTCAGGTAAAAGAGTAACAAAAGAAGTTAGACAATTAACACCAGAAGACATTGAAAGACTCAAAGAACAAGAACAACTTTCAAGTAAAACAATTGAAGAATTAGCAATAGAACAATTACACGTTTTAGAAGAATTAAATGCAACTGCATCCTCAATAGGTAGAAGGGTTTCTTTGGGATATAGTACAAGTGAAGAATCTTTAAGGGCACAAAAGGCAGGTAACGTTTTAGTTAAATCTTTATTTGAAGAAGGTGAAAAAAAGTTTACAGGTCAAGATGTTAGAACAGCAACCGGTGATTTTATAGGTGTACTTGAAAAAGGAATCATAGACGCTTCAGAAGGAAACATTTCAATTGAAGAATTAGGTACTTTAATTTCAGAAAAATTGGGAAATCTTGCGGGTGATTTCGAATCAAAAGTTGTAACAACTGTTGAAGAATTATACAACGATGTTAAAGTTAACATACGAGAAAATATAAAAGAAATTTATAAAGATGTTGGTAAACCAAAAAAAGAAGAAGAAAAAAAACCGGAACCTGAAGAAATTATTTTAACTGTAAATGTAAAATCTGACGGAACACTAAATAACTTAGATAAAACCGAATTAACCGCATCTGTTGTAAGAGGTATTGAACAAAGTACTGAATTAAGTAGTAGAATGATAAAAGTTGTTACTGGTGATCGTATTGGTGTTAGTTAGAAACTATAAGCCAAAGTATTTATAAAAAAAAAATAATGTCAGAAAGTACTCTATCATTTGAAGGATCAGAATTTTTTAGAAAAAGACTTCTAACAAGAAACTTAGAACCATATAGTGTTCCAGGTGCTTTTACACCAACCCAACCTTCTGTTAACTACGAAACAAATCTTAGCGTCTCAAACGTAATTGATTCTGACAATAATTTAGTGTCTACCAATGTTTATGCAGAAAAACTATACCCATTAAATGAATATGGTCCTGATGGTGGTTTTGGAGAACCAATTGCGGTAAATTCTATTGCTTCAACAAACAATCCTGAAGGTACAAATCAAGGCCCTTATTATCCTGTCGGTGACGACTCTGCGTTAGAGTTATTAAACGAATTTTACATTGATGATGCATATGTCACTAATGTTTGGGGACCATCAGGGGGTTACAAAGATTTAGTAATTGTTACAGACGTACAGAATCCCGGAATTTACCAACCATACTTCTTAGATATGGATTGGTATTATAACTTATCAAACTACACTACATTCGATATTGTTTTTCAAAATGACCCATTGGGTTCAAACGGATTACTTTCAAGTGATAGTCCATTGATGAATATTGCGGCAAAACAATTAAAAGGGTTATTTGAAGAAAGAATTGCCGCGGAAATAGTACAAAATACAGTTGGTTTAATAAACTTAGATACAATTACTGACCCTTTTTCTGCATCAATGTTGGCAACAGGTAAACAACCATTTTTCACAAAAAATTGGAAAATTACAGTACCTGAAGGGCCACTTTTAGCAACAGTTTCTTTGGCTAACAGATTAACTGGTACGTATTTTCCTGTTTCACTAATACCGGGAGATTATTTCAACGACACTACAGATGAAAAACTTCCTCAAAATATTGCAGCATTAAGTACAATAAATAATCTTACAGGTGGGTTGTTAGGTCCAATATTAAACAAAACAAGAAACCCATCTGAAATATTTGTTGCAAACACAGGTAATGGACAAAAATCTGTATTATTTGCTAGTTTAGATTATAACAAATATAAACCTGATTATAACACCGGCATATTTTTAGGATTAACTCAATCCGTTTCAAACTTATTTAACCAAGATAACAAATCAAGCGGTGGTTATTATGTCGGTAGTAGACAATCTGAACCAAGTCAAATTGATTCACCACCAAACGAAATACCTGTTAATGAGTACGGACAACAACAACATTCAATAGTATATGGTCCTCAAGAATTGGCACAACTATATGAAGGTAATATAGGTAGATTACAATTTGGATTAGCAGGAAAATCCTATTCAAATGATGGTGGTATTGCAGGACAATTTGTTTGGACATCACCAAAATATAGACCAAATGCAGGATGGAGAGTAGGAAAAGGTGGAGATCCTAAATCTATTGATCCCGAGTTCAATGTCGTTTCTGCTGATTACAACAAATATCAGTCAACAGATATTGAATTTAAAGTTGGATCTATATTAGATAAGACCCAAAGAATTATAGAGTCCGCAGACAATGTTCAGGGTGGACAAAGATTAAAACATGTTGGAAACGCGATTAACCAAGTTTCAAAGGTATTTAATGACGGATATAAGGAAATAACTAAAGGGTCTCAAGTTATGTCTTATGCAGAACCTGCAACAGGTCAACAAGCAGGTATTGAGTATTGTAGAATATTCACTAAAGATACCCCTTATTTCACATATGGTGATTTGCAAAAAAGAGATGGTATTGTGAATTCAGGTAGAAGATTTGATTATTCAGTTTTAAATAATACTTACAACTTAAATATAGCACCAATAAGACAACCTGGTTCCACAAATATTGTCAATGGTAGGGTAAAAAAATATATGTTCTCAATAGAAAACTTAGCATGGAGAACATCTGATCGTCCTGGATATACATATGATGATCTACCAACTTGTGAAAAAGGACCTAATGGGGGAAGAATTATGTGGTTCCCACCATATGATTTAAAATTTAATGATGACTCAAGACCAGGTTTTAATGAAACTAATTTTTTAGGTAGACCCGAACCAATTTATACTTATAAAAACACTTCAAGAAGTGGTAGTTTAAGTTGGACTATTATTGTTGATAATCCTGCGATGTTAAATACAATAATAGAAAAACAATTAAAGGGTGTTGCCAAAGAAAGAATAGACTCCATTATGGATTCTTTCTTTGCGGGATGTACTAAATACGACATATATGAATTGGGTATCAAATTTAACCAAATACCTCCTAAAGATTTGTATACTTACCAACAAGTATTGAATAACCCAAGATTAACAACTGAAGAATATGAAGAAGTTTTAACTAGTATTGGGGTTAATTCAGAAGGTAGTATAACATCAGAAGGAAATGCTACTGGTGGTGATGGACAAAAAAGTCTACTTGGTGGTTCTAGTGAGGATAAAAAACAAACGGAAGACTCAGTAATTAATGAAACTAAACAATTTGAAAATTATGGTTTTTATTTTCATAATGACTTACCAGACCCAAATACAAAATTGGTTAAGGCAACTCAACCATTTAATTATTGGTACGATAAGTATATTGCACTTAAAAGTACAAGTTATGAAAATAAAGCACCTGAAAAAGTTTACACTGATGACTTGGGACCAAATGCTGGATACCAAAAAGGAGGAATACCTAATTTCTTTACTGAAGTAGTTGAAGGGAACTTCAATAAAATTTCAAGTGAATTTTTAGAAAAATTAAAAGAAATCATAGTTAAGAAAAATGGTAGTGTTGAAATAGAACTTGTCGGTTCTGCATCAGCACCAAATACTCCTGAATACAATGTTAATTTATCTGAAAGAAGAATTGATAGTGTTATACAGTGGTTTGATAAACAAAGTACAGGTGATGGTAAAACATTTGGAGAATTAAGAACTGGCGATAACCCTAAATTAAAATTTATTACTGACGGAAACGCTGAAGGTGAAGAAATATCAATACCTAAAGGTGCTGAAACATTAAATAACGCTGAAGTTGATTGTACAGTAGATATTAAAGAAAAAGTTGGGTCTTCTTACGTTGTAACCAAAAACGCTCAAATTTATAGTATTCCTGCAATGGCATGTAGAAGAGTGGTAATGAAAAATATTAAAGTGACATTACCACCACCAATTATAATTGAAGATAATAAAGAAAAAACTATTGAAATAATAAATAAAGAAGGTGGTGATAGTGACGTTCCATATAAAGGGTTTACAAGAACAATTAAACCTGAAGGAGAAATTAATATACAACAAAAACTTAAAGACGGAATATCGAAAAAAGTATTAAGACATTTATTTTCTGAGTGTGATTATTTTGAATTGATCAAAGAAAATAATCCTATGATATATGACTCAATAAAAGAAAAGATAAAATATTTTAATCCTGCTTTTCACTCAATGACACCTGAAGGTTTAAATTCAAGATTAACATTCTTACAACAGTGTGTTAGACCTGGACAAACTATTCCTGTAATAGGTCCTGATGGAAGACCAAAATATAATGACGCATTGAACACCGCATTTGGAGCACCGCCAATATTAGTTCTAAGAGTTGGGGATTTTTATCACACCAAAATTGTGCCTACAAGTTTAGGTATACAATATGACCCTTTGTTATATGATTTAAATCCTGAAGGAATTGGGGTACAACCCATGATTGCAAAAATTAGTATGCAATTTAATATAATCGGAGGTATGGGTCTTAAAGAACCTGTTGAACAATTACAAAATGCTCTATCATTTAATTACTACGCAAACACAGAAATTTATGATGAAAGGGCTACCGCAACTGACAAAGAAAGTGCAGAAAAACTTGACAAACTTGTTGCTAGTAAAATTGCTGCGACTCAACCAACAGTAAAACCACCTACAAATGTACCACAAGCAAAAAGAGGACAAGCAACAATTGGAACATTAGGAGAAGGAAATAGTTTAGATTATCAAGTTTTATTTACAGAACTTGAGACAAATTTAAAATCATATGTTGAGGCGTATTTTAATTACATGTCAACAATACAACAACAAAATAATTTGGGTATTTTACAATTAACAAACTTTTCTGTCAACTATAACAAAGGTAAATTGGCAGATCTTACAACACCAAAAGATTCTGTAATTTATGGTAAACCAAGTAACCCTGAATCTTTAGTTAGTGATTTAGTTGATAGAGTTTCTAAAGATGTTAAAAAAAGGGAAGACCCTATTATGAAATCGTTAAGTAGTAAACCAAATAACTTTAAAAATAAAACTTTGAGGGAAATCGAAGAAAAATTAAGAGTTGAAGTTGAAAAAAGAAGTTCAGAAATTTCTAACGCTATTACCCAACAAATAAATACAATTGTTAAGAATCAAGAAACTCTTAACTATACTTTTAGAAAAATGGATGTTGTTTGTGATAAGTTAGATGGTGTTTTAGCTGATACCAATAATCCATTGATTTATGATTTATCAGGTCAAACTTTCTTTGCTGATATAAATAATAAAGAAAGTATTAACTATTTGTATTTAAATGATCTTACACCTACCGCACAAGTTGCAAGTTGTTATAGAATATTAAAAGAATTTAAAACTTGGGCGGAAGAGAAAATCAATAGACCTGGAACTTACGACGATAAAGAAAGTACAATTAATTGGGATGGTAAACTTCAAGACGTAGGTGGAAAAACTTTCACAACTATAGAAGAAGATAGATTCTATTTAGCCATGTGTCAGATTATAATTGACCCAACTAAAAAAGATGCTTTAGTTAATGCCCTAACAAATGGTCCTGAAGTTAAAGAAGAACCGGCTATAATAGACGTATTGAAGACGACTGTTAATACATTGGAAAAACAATACAATGAATTTTTTGGAGGTGAAAAAAAATATTTTGAGGATTTAAAAGCTTCACAAACATATGTAACAATTACAAATTACACACTACCAAAAATACCAAGTCTTATAAAATCAACCACCCCACCAACACAAGATTTAGAACAGAAAAAAACAATAATAAAGAATCTTTATGCTAGTCAAAACTTGAATACAGATTCAACATTCAATGGAAAAGTAACATTTAATTAATTATGGTATTACAATATTATAACAGATATTCAGATTTTTTGATAAACGGTGAACAAACTGTTGTACCATTTATCCCACTTCCCGCTAAGAGTAGTGATAAATCTCACATTTACATTATTGGTCAATCGAGGATGGATAAAATTTCACAACAATATTACGGGTCACCATTTTTTGGTTGGTTGATAATGCAGGCAAATCCTGAGTTTACTGGGTTAGAACAAAATATACCTGATGGTTCTATATTGACAATTCCTTTTCCTTTAGTAGCTTCTTTACAAGATTATAAAAATGGTTTAGATAACTATTTCTTCTATTATGGTAGATAGTGGCGAAAATATATTAGTTGAGTTCGATTATGATAACATTACATTGATTGACCCAAACAAAGTTGTTGACAATTTTGGGAATGTTACAGAAAGACTTGTTAGGCAAGAAGACTTAGTTTTCTATGCAAACTTAGAATGCAGTGTACTCCCAAGAACAAAATTGGCTGTAGGTGCACCATTTAATGACAATCAAAGAACCATATCTGTAGGTAAGATCAATTTTTTAAATCCAGGATTTAAAGATTTTTTTGATACAAAATGGACTGATGAGTTAACAGGTAAAGACACTCTACAAGGAAGAGGAGTTAATCAGAAAAAAATTGATTCAGTTAAAGAACCAAATAAATCTAACGAATATTACTATACACAAAGTACTTACTCAAATGGTAAACCAAATGTTGTTGACACTGGATTATTAGGAATGAAAGATATTTCAATGAACATGGGTCAAGACTTTTTACCTGTTGTAGAAATAACATTAGAAGATGTTAAAGGAAGGGCTTTATTCGAGGCTGGTAATAATTCACCATACGCAGCTTTCTTTCAATTACCATACCCATTGTTTACTTTAACACTAAAAGGTTATTACGGTAAGGCAGTAAAATACCCATTAATGTTAAGATCTTTTACGTCTAATTTCGATCCTTCATCTCATAACTTTATAATCAAGTTAAAATTTTACGGATACAAATATACTTTATTATCATATGTTAATTTTGGATCGTTAATGGCGGTACCTCATATGTATAAGAATGTTGTTACCTTACCCGCTAGAGTAAAAGAAACAAATCAAGTTGCATCTAATACAAATCAAAATTCATTTTTGAGTAGTAAAGGTTATGAAAAAATGAGAGAAATCTATTCTGATTATAAATCAAAAGGAATGATTCCTGAAGATTTTCCTGAATTGACTCTTAACCAACTAAGATATAGATTAGATGAGTTTATAAAAAAAGTACTTTCTCAATTTACAAAAGAAAATTTAGGTGTTTTAACTGAAATAAATAATTATGTAAATTCATTATTAAATTACCAACAATCAATCTACACATATGCAACAACATCATGGTTCAATAAGTACATGAATATCAAAGAACCTATTGTGTTAACAAACGGACTCCAAGTTTATACATTTAACCCTGAACTAAGTCCCGAAAGTAGAGAAAAATGGAAAACAGAACTCACAGGAATAATTCAAAAATATAATGCGCAACTTAATGGAAATAGTGTTTTTGGTAAAACTCCTGGTAACTATACCGTTGGTGGTGTAACATACCCAAGTGCAATAGACTTCAAAATTACTGAAAGTAATTTTAAAAAATCAATAAACCCTGAAACTGATATTGATTGGGAAAAAACATATAAATTAAAAAACCCAACCTCAACACAGTTAAACGCTTCTTATGATGAAAGGGTTAGAGTTTTTAAAAATAGTAAACTAAGAGAACTTGAACCATATAAGGGTGTTTTATATTTCTTTGAGGGTCCGGGTTCTTTTATGTACATTACTGAAAAGATGGCTAAACAAGCCGAGACTTTTAAAAAGGAAATTGAAACAAGAATTACAGAGAATTTAAAATCTCAGTTCAACAACAAACAGTATGGTTTAGGATTTGTACCAACAATAAGAAATATATTGGCGGTGTTTTATTGTCAAGGGGAAGCTTTTCTTAGATTAATGGATGAGGTACACAAAAAGGCTTGGGATGTAAGACAAGACCCATATAGAAGGGCTGCTATTTTTGGAAATGCATCTACCGCACCAAGTGTTGATATAAAAACCTCAACTCAGAATGATGAACCAATTTACCCATGGCCTCAAGTAATTAGAGAAACAACTACTGACGGTAAAGAAGAAAAATTTGAGATTGTTTATCCAGGTGCTGCCGATGTAGCATTTAGATATCGATCATATTCTCCTGAGATTTGGCCTGAAGTACAATTTGTTGAGGAATTCATAAAAGGATACACATACAGAGATGAAGACTTCAGAGAACTTAGCGATACTCAAACTAACGTATTAAACAAACCAAGAAGGATTTCATTAAACTCTATTGATTTCCCAACTTCAAACCAAATTTACCAAAACAAACAACAAGCAAAATATTTTTATGAAATATATGAAAGAGTAATTCTTAATGCTTACTACAGTAAATTAAATAGAGAAAGTGGTTATCAATTTAGTGTTTATAGTGTTGAGGCTGAAAATGAGGCTTTAAACATCCTTGAAAGTTTAAGTTCATCAAGTCCATTCCTTTCTAAAATTTTAAAAGAATATCTTATAGACCAAAATAATTTTGAGGTTTTTCTAAGACACATCTCAAATGAAGGACAAGGTGAAAGTTGGCAAGACTTTATAAGAGGAATATTTGTGACACCTTACATAAAAAATGAAGTTGAAAACCCAAATAAAATTTTAAATAGGGACATATTAGAGAATACCAAATCTCAACCTGATATTAACCTAAAGAATGTAAACAATAGGGCTAACATTGAAACTTATATTGGGGACTCAAGTATAAGTAATGTTTTTGATTTTACAGACATATACCCTTTACCTAATTTAAAGTGGGATCAAAAGTATTTGGCTAATGGTAAATCTTTAAATGATAGTACTGAATCTTTTGACACTCAAAAAGTTTTAGTATACAACGATAATCAAAAAACTATTGCAAATTTTGAAACGGGAGAAGCGGAAACGATAAAAAGACCAATTACAAACTTTAATTACTATAACATAAGTCAAAACGAAGAGACCCTACTATTCAAAGTGTTTTATGCGACAAGGACAATAAAAAAACAATTAGTAACAGAAGGTAATTTATTCTATTCAAGTTACAATGGTAATTTGACTAATAGTCAAACAACCTCAATGTTGAATACACCATATTTTATTAATGCGATACAAGACGGAGTTTTCAAATTTAGATACAAACCTAACGAATCTAGTCCATATAGATCTGCGGCTTATTTATTTTTAGAAAGTTTACCTTTGGCAACTACCAAAGAAAAATATAAAACTTATGGTGAAGGTGGAGCTGTTGAAGAATTAAATTATATTTTAGCAACCCTTAAAAAATTTGGTGCCATTCATAAACTACCTTATGCTTGGATTTTAAAATATGGTGGTATATGGAATAGATATAAAACTTGGAAAGAAACTGGTGTAGATTTCTTAGACGATGTTTGGAAAGACTTTAACTACACAAGAAATTTTGATCCAATAGCATCAGCTTCTACAAAAAATTATCCACTTACAGTTAATGGTAGTCTTTACAATATAGTCCTTGATGAAACAACAAACATACCAACACCATTTACTAATATTAATGTTGGATTTTACCCACAACTTATTGACGACTTTAATGTATTTTTACAAGGAACTAAGTTATTAACAGGATCAAGTTTAGTACAAGGAGTTTGTACTATTAGTGGAACATCAATGACTGTTTCTTTTGTTAGTAGTAATAACATCTTTATAGGTGCCCAAATTACTGGTTTAGGTATTTCAGGAAATACTGTAGTAACAAATCAAATAACAGGTACTACAGGTGGTATAGGTGTCTATACAGTATCACCACCACAAACCGCCTCAACAACAAATTTCACAATACAAAATTTAATTATTAATGGGCCAAGTGCAACTGATTTACAATCTTTAATTAATGATAAGATATTAGTTTTATTTAACCCACCAAACTCAAATTTAATTTTACCACAAACTTTTGATCCAAATAACCCACAAAGGAGTATGAAATTAACAACATGGTCCGTTTTGGTTAAATCCAAAAAGACCGACAATTATTTTGTGTTCCCATCTTTTGGTTATAATCAAAATCAAACATATGCTGAGTGTTTCAAAAACGGATTATTAGATGTTGAAATTTCACAAAATCCTGCGGTGTTTAATGGGTCGGTAAGACTATTTTGGGACGCACCGACTTATGGTTATTTTGACAATTCATCAGTGTCTAAAAATGATCCTGACACATATTTAAAGAATATTTTCCCTGATAGTAAAACACAACAAAACTTTTTGATATCTGGTGATAAAGGTGATTATGTATATTTGGATGATATGTTTTCTGCTTTTGACAAAAACATGTTAGATTTATTTGAACAACACTTTCTTAATTTTAGTAAATCAATATACGATTATACAGACATACTTCCACCTACATTGGAGTTTAATTTGTCGGATTTGAGTCAACCAAACTTACAAAATTTAAATAGTACAGAAACCCAAAGTGAGGTATACTTTAAAAACTTCCAAGGATTAATGAGGGAACTATTAAAAATAAAAAATCCTGTAACAACCTCACCAAATGAAACTTTATTAGATGTTATATCGGCGCAGAACACTGTATTCCAAAACATCCTTAAAAATTTCTTGGAGTACGATGTTATATTAAAATACGGTAACCCGTCAAGTTTTGATAGAAGAAGTTTCTTTACGTTCTCTTCTCAATTTATACAAGACCCAATTAATGTAGATCCTTACATAAACGGGACATTACCTGGTGATGGCTACATACCAAGTATTAACTTGGCAAATTCTAAAGCTCAAAATCCCGAAGCTTGGACAGCACTTGAAACCTATGTAGGGTTTTCAACAATACCTCAATTAGAATATAAAAACACAGGATCATTTATTACTGATTTCTTTGTAACAATGAATGTTGGGTTTAATGCTCAAAATGTAAAAGACTTTGCACCTTTAATTAAAATATTTGCAACTCAAAAATTGAATAACACATTGATTGGGGCACCAAAGTTTTATTCTTTGATGGATGAATATCTTAGTAATAGTAAAGAATACTTGAACAATATTTTGAGTGTTCTAATGCCAAATGTTAGAAAAGAACTTCCTGTTGTTATTATAAGTCCACAAGAAGGTTCTGTTAGGGCGGATTTGGAGGCAGGTTTTACTGAACAAACTAGAGTTGAGTTGTGGGAAACCTTTAAGTCTTTGAACGATACTTGGATTGCTGGATATGATTTTGGTGAAAAAACATTATTTGAGGATGTTTTATTAATGGACAGAGCTTCAAGAGATATTGGGGATAAAATACTTGTTGACATATTTGAAATAAAAGAATTAATCGAGGATGGTTCCTACAAAAATACTTTGTTAGGTATGATTGAAACTATTTTGAAAAACAACAATTTTGTTACATATATGTTGCCGTCTTACATTAATTTTTATAATGTACAAGACGCACAATTGAACCCGACACCAAGAATTGAAGGTACTACTGAATTTGCCAGAACATTATTTGGTACATATCTTAATGTTGATTATAGAAATAGTTCACCGAAATATGTTTGTGTATATGCAAATAAACCAAGTGAACATTTGGCAATGAATGAAAATGTAGATTATAGATTTAGAGATGACGCATTTGATCTAAGAAGAGCAAGTGATAATCCTCTTTTAGAGAGTCAACAAAACAAAACTGACTGGTCTAGATCTAACAAAGTGGTAGGATTTAACATAGATATAACACTACAAAACCAACAAATATTTAAACAATTTGATGTTGCCCAAGACCCGGGAAAACCAACTTCAGAGTCTCTTGAAGTCTTAAACCAAATGGCAAATCTGTCTCGAAACAGAAGAACCTCAACACAAAACGTGTCCCTTTACAATTTATACAAAAATAGAAGTTATACTTGTTCTGTCGACATGATGGGTAATGCTTTGATTCAACCAACAATGTATTTTAACGTTAGAAACATACCTATGTTTTCAGGACCATATATGATCACTAATGTAAGGCATAGAATTACTGAAAATGGATTTGATACATATTTTGAAGGTATCCGACAGCCTTTTTATTCTTTACCTAAAATCGATAATTTTATACAATCTCTAAATCAAAATATATTGACAAGTATACAAGAGACAATACAACAAAATGAAAGTAAAAAACTTACAGATCCAAATACAATCCTCCAAGAAAAAAATAACGTACTTTCTAATGTTGCCGCTGAAGAGACTTTAAGTGCTAATCAAGATTGTGCGACCGAAATCAATGCGAAATATTTAGGATTTACTCAAGTAGAAACACCACAAGTTACTACGATAACATTCCAAGAAATGAAAAATCAAATACGACAGAAGTTTGCGGATAAAGGATATCGTGAAAAATTAGATCTTTATACGGAGTTAATGTTCAGTTTTATTTATGTTGACACCTCAACTTCAACAGGATTTAAGTCATATGAAAATAATTTTAGTACTATTGACCTTAAACAATATTACGATAATTATTCAAACTTCTTCAATAAAAAATATTACTGTGTCAATAGAGGAACAAATATAAACTACCCAATTGTTAGTTTTATTGATCTATCATCGTTCTTAAATTTCGCAATAAATAAAGTTGAGGGACTAATCCAAACAACAACTTCGGCAACTAATTTGTCTGAATATTTAGCCGAACTTTATGTAACTAGATATCCACTCCCAAAAAGTGAAAAAGTTTGGACTGAAATGACCGCTACAGATAAAACAATAATACTTGAGAAGTTTACTCAGGCTAGAAACGAATTTAAATCGTTAATTTAATTTTTTCTGAAGTTTCTAATATTTATAACTAAAACAACATTATGGATGTAAAACTTATTTTAGATAATTACTTGGGAAAAAATACTCGAGTAAGCGAAAAAGACAAAGGCAACGGGTACAAAGAGGTTTGTGATTTAGATACAGGTGATTGCTATACAGTTAGAATGAAAGACGGACTAATTGAAAGAGTCGATAACACTATGAAAACATTCAAAAAAATACAAGTAGAAACCAATAGAGGTATAAAAACATTATTAAATGGTTAAAATGGCTATCGATCAAAAAATATTAGAAGAAATTAAAAGATACAATAGTATCACAAAATACATAAACGAACAAGAATTACCACCACCACCCGTACCGGATGCAGGTGCTGATGCTGCAGGTGGACCAGGTGCTGAGGTTGCTCCACCACCACCCGTACCACCAATAGGAGGAGACACGGCAACAGGAGACACAGCACAAAATGTTGATGTAACTACAGATGATGAGGTTGAAGAAGTAGGAGCCGATGGGGAACCAATTGCAAACGAAGGTGGTGAAGAAGGTGAAGATGTTGAAGAACTTGATATCACGGAATTGATAGACAGTCAAAAAAATATGTCTGATAAACAAGAAGAATATTTTAACAATTTATTTTCACAACTTGAAAATCTACAAAGTAAATTAGGTGAGATGGATCAGTTAGTTCAAAAACTAAATTCTATTGAGGCTAAAGTTGAGAAATTCAAACCTAAAACACCTGAAGAAAAATTAGAATTAAGATCTTTAGACTCAGGACCATTTAAACAAAAATTATCAGATTTTTTTGATGATAAAAAAATTGAAATGGAAAAATCAGGAAAAAATGAGTATGTTTTAACATCTGACGAAATTGACAATTATAGCCCATCTGATATTGAGAAATCTTTTGATAATGGAATAGAACCTTTCGATCCTGAAGTATATTATAAATAACATTTAAGGTCGATATTTTCGACCTTAAATTTTTTTGGCGACACAATTTGACTATAACTTTTTATACACTTATAATTTTAACACATAAACTTTAATTTTTATTTACACATGGCGACAAATTCATTAGACGCAGTACTTGCACAGTACGAGAAATCAACACAGAACACATCATCGAATGGTTCTAAAATGTCTTCAGAAGACCGAATGAAGAAATATTTTGCGGCTCTTTTAAAAGACAATGAAAAACAAGGACAGAGACGAGTACGTATTCTTCCTACAACAGACGGATCTTCACCGTTCAAAGAAGTATGGTTCCACGAGATCCTTGTGGACGGTAAATACCAAAAATTTTACGATCCAGGAAAAAATGATAACGAACGTTCACCTTTGAACGAAGTTTATGAAGAACTTATGTCAACAGGTCGTGAAGCGGATAAACAATTGGCTACACAATATAGATCACGTAAATTTTATATTGTAAAAGTTATTGATCGTGATAACGAACAAGATGGAGTTAAATTTTGGAGATTCAAACACAACTACAAACAAGAAGGAATCCTTGATAAAATTATTCCAATTTGGAAAGCAAAAGGTGATATCACAGATCCTGATAAAGGACGTGATTTGATTCTTGAGTTAACAAAAGCAAAAACACCAAAAGGAGCTTTTTATACTGTTATTCAAACAGTTATGTATGATGACCCTTCTGCAATTTCAGAAGACGAAACTCAAATGTCAGAGTGGGTTGGTGATGAGTTAACTTGGGAAGATGTATATTCTAAAAAACCTGTTGAGTATCTTGAGGCGATTGCTCGTGGTGAAACTCCACGTTGGGATTCTGAAAAAGGTGGATATGTTTATTCTAACGATGAAACTTCTGAAGTTTCTATGGGAGGAAAACCCGCACCAAAATCAATCAATGAAGTTTCTGATCCTCAATTAAATGATGAGGTTGATGAAGAATTACCATTCTAATTTTAATTATTAAAAATGTAACGGGAGCAGTTTATTGTTCCCGTTTTTTTGTCTATATTTTAATAAAAGAAATATTATGAAACCTTTAATTGCAGAAAAACTGAAAGATGCCTTAATAAAAAAATATGAAGCAGAAATTGCGGATGCTGAAGCAAGACTATACATTTATTTTACTAATTCCGTTGGTATTGGAGAACACCCACAACATACTGAAGAAATGGATAATTTAGTCACACAACTAACAGACGCAAAAGACAAATTAGAAACAATTACAAATTTTAAAATTTACGAACTATAATGGCAGCACTTAAAAAGAACGACTTTAGTTCGTTGAAGAAAAAGTTCTCTTCGGACGCAAAATATAAACCGCAAAGATTTTTCGATCTTGGTCCTGAATTTTTGGATGCGGTAGGATTACCTGGCCCTGCTATCGGCCACCTTAATATGTTATTGGGTCACTCCGATACAGGTAAAACAACAGCACTTATTAAAACC